ATTGTTGATGGTATGAAGGTTATTGTTTGTAAACTAAAACAGAATCCACTAGGCTATACAAGTGTAGCATATCCAACAGATGAACTACGTTTGCCAGAGTGGTTCAAAGAACTGCCATTTGACGATGCGGCTATGGCAGAAACTATTATTGATAATAAGTTAGACAACTTGATTGGAGTGTTGAACTATCCCCTAGAGGATACTAAACAGCACACTACATTTAATAGTTTGTTTGACTTTGGAGACTAAAATGTATGAAAGTAAAACTAGAACTTGAAATTGACACAGAGAACGCAAACGACCTAAATACCATTGAAGAGCTTATTGCTATGTTACGTGAACTAGCAGAAAGGATGGAAGATGATTGATTTAGGTATGTTAGGATTATTAGCTGTATTCCTCTGCCCTATGGTGTTTGGCGGAATAACATTTTACTATAGTTGGAAAGTAGTTAACGAAAGGGAAAATAAATGCGAGTAGGATTTACTTGTTCAACATTTGACTTATTACATGCAGGGCATGTACAAATGTTACGTGAAGCAAAAGAACAATGTGATTATTTGATCTGCGGCCTGCAAGTAGATCCAAGTGTAGATAGAGCAGAAAAGAACTCACCTATACAAACTGTTGTAGAACGCTATACTCAACTAAAAGCAGTAGGCTATGTAGACGAAATAGTTCCATATGGTACTGAAAAAGATCTAGAAGATATCTTGACAATGTATCATATTGATGTTAGAATATTAGGAGAAGAGTATAGAGACAAAGAGTTCACAGGCAAAGATATATGCCGCAAACGTGATATTGATTTATACTTCAACAAACGTGACCATCGCTTTAGCTCAAGTGATTTGAGGAAGCGTGTAGCAGAAAGACAGAACAATGGTTAGAGATACTGATCCTACTATCAACGAGCTTAGAAGAATCTTTATCGATGCTGGATTAGAGTTTTATATTAAAAAAGAAAAAAACGGTATTGTAAAGGTACACTTTATAGTTAGAGAGGAAGAATATGCTAACAGCTGAAGAACGTATAAAGATAATTAAACGTTTTTTGATTCTTACAGTATTTGCATTTATTGTATTTCTTCTCGGATGGTGCGTGGGCGAATATCTTCATCCTTATGAACAATGTAAGCGTATGTACGACACGCCTGAAGATGTTTCAGAATGTGTGTGGATCAAGGAGAACCCGTAATGTGGACACTTTGGATCGTAAGTAGCGTTATTGGTAGCGCAGAACCTAAACTCACTCGATATGAAACTTTTGAAACTGCTATGAGTTGTCATATTGAGCAAGCAGTTTTAGAAGCAGAATTTACACAAGGTGAAGAGGCATTTTGCACAGATGAATAAATTTATATTTGACGTGGATGGAACACTTACTCCGAGTAGAAGTGCAATAGATAAAAGATTTGCTGTTTGGTTTAGAAAGTTTTGTCTAACAAAAAATGTATATTTGGTTACAGGAAGTGATTATCCTAAAACATTAGAGCAATTAGGAGAATCTATCTGTATGAGTGTAAATAGAATCTATAATTGTTCCGGCAATGATGTTAGGGAAAATGGTATAAATGTTAGAACTAACGAATGGGTACTTCCAGAAGATGCACACGGCTGGTTGAGCGAACAACTAAGTGCAAGTGCATTTAGTATACGTACAGGATTACACTTTGAACACCGACCAGGTATGGTAAACTTTAGTATAGTAGGACGCAATGCAAACACAGAACAACGTAAAATGTATGTTTCGTGGGACAAAAGATATAACGAGCGTGATTTAATTGCTCACAACTTTAACATTGTGTTTCCAGAACTAGAAGCTCGTCCAGGAGGCGAAACAGGTATTGATATTGCTCCTAAAGGATTTGATAAAAGTCAAATACTTCAAGACTTTGAAGATACAGATAGAATAATATTCTTTGGGGACAGAATGGATGAAGATGGTAACGATTATCCTTTAGCACAAGCAAATAAGAAAGGTGTCAATTATCATGTTACAGGTTGGCAACATACTTGGGAGATTCTAAGAAATGAATATTCTACTAACAGGCTATAGAGGATTCATAGGTACTGCGCTATGGAATCGTTTGATAAAGGCAGGTCATAATTTAACTGGATTAGATATTGCAGCAAATGGACTCGATAATCTTTTATACTGCGACTTTCCTACTGAATCTTTTGATTTGATCATACACCTAGCAGGCAAGAGTGGAGTGCGTGAAAGTTTATCTGATCCTGCAGGGTATTGGATGAATAATGTAGAAGCAAGCAGACGCTTGTTTGAACGTTACGAAGGTACACGTATACTGTATGCGAGCAGTTCGAGCGCATACGAGCCCGATTTAAATCCTTACGCTGCATCTAAATTTATTATGGAAGAGCTAGCAGAGCGTTACAATGCAGGTAATATGATAGGTATGCGTTTCCACACAGTATATTCAGATAGATGTCCTAGAGAAAATATGTTCTTTAATAAACTGAAGAACGGAACACTAGAATACACTACTAGACATTATAGAGATTTTATACATTTAGAAGATGTGCTAGATGCAATCGAAATACTAATCAAAGCAACTCATGTAAACGGAGTAGTTGATATTGGTACGGGGCATCCTATACGGATCCAAGACTTGGCACCGGATCTACCGGTTCGTCTAAATACCCCAGGTGAGCGTGAATGGACTTGCGCTAACACAGAAAAATTAAAGAACTTGGGCTGGAAACCTAAATACTCAGTAGAAAAGTTCTTGACAAACAACAATTTAGGCAATATAATTAACTTATTCAATGGAGAAACAGTATGAAAGACATTTTACAAGACGTAGTTGCACACACCCATGCGCTAGGTTTTTTATCGCTAGTTAAAGTTACATCCGAAGATGGCACTACTAGTGTTGACTCAATGGCAGAAGATCGCAGTGTTATTTTAAGTGCAGTTACACACTCGCCAGTAAATGATTTTACAGGTGTATTTGGTATGCCTAATCTAGACAAACTTGCACTGCACTTAAAGAATCCAGAGTATCAAAAAGATGCAAAGATTGAAGTTGTAAGTGCAGAACGCAACGGCGAAGTTGTTCCTACACACATTCACTTTGAGAATGCCGCAGGTGACTTCCAGAATGACTATCGCTTTATGAACAAAGCGATTATCGAAGAAAAACTAAAAACTGTTAAATTCAAAGGTGCAAGCTGGAACGTTACACTAAATCCAAGTGTAGCAGCAATTGCACGTATGAAGTTGCAGAGTGCAGCACACTCGGAAGAGCCTACGTTTAATGTAAGCACAAAGGTAACAGGCGGTACAACTGATCTACACTTTAGCTTTGGTGATGCAGGTACACACGCAGGTAGCTTTGTATTTGAAGCAGGTGTTGAAGGTGCGTTACAGCACACATGGAGTTGGCCAGTAAGTCAAGTACAAGCTGTCCTAGGACTGAGCGGTGACATTACTATGAGCATTTCCGATCAAGGTGCTATGATGATTTCGGTAGATAGTGGTATGGCCAAGTATGACTATATCCTCCCAGCACAGAGTAAGTAAATGGGTGAAGTAGCCACTGCCGTCAGTATTCTTGCAATAATTATCATAGGATTCTATGTAATTGCAGTAACCGAGATGAATAAACGTAAATGACACAAGATCAAATCCTCTTTGCTATCTTAAGTTGGGTAATATTAACTAGTATAGTGTATACTATTACAGGTTGGCGTAAAGTAGCTGAATGCTATAAAATGTGGTTCACTAGAGAATATTGGACTGATTACAATATCATTGAAGCAGCCAGCTGGATTGCCAAAGCAATTATTATTATACCTGGTTTAATATTCGGTATACAAATTTGGCAGTTCTACTTCGTAGCACTTATGACTAGTATGACATTGATATGGGCTAGCAACAAAAAACTGTTACCTACTCTAGTAGGATTTAACACTCTTTGGATTTGGTTAAGCATGATGGTGATTGCACAGAATATTGGAATTTAGATGAATAGAAATTTAACCGCAACACAAAATGACTATGCTGTTTTCCTGCCTGCGCTAAGTGGCTTTTATGCCACTTACGTGGGCAAACAGCGTTATGACGAGTATGTCGCAAAAGACAGAGTACCTAGTAATTTTACAAATGGTGTTGAAAGTCTAAATTATCTCAATCCTGATCAAGGTTTGTTTAATTATCATTGGACACTATATTCCGCAGGACATGCAGAACTAGATGTAAACAAACATGCACCCAAAGAAGATATGGTGCGTAACAGAGATAGGAATAACAGTTGGATACTAGGTGACTCGGGTGGCTTCCAGATTGGTAAGGGTGTTTGGGAAGGTGATTGGAAAGATCCTAATTGTCCAAAAGCACAAAAGAAACGTGAGCAGGTTCTTACGTGGATGGATGCTTATATGGACTATGGAATGATCTTAGATATTCCAGCTTGGGTTGCTCGTTCACCTGCCGGGCAAAAAGCAACTGGTATTACTAGTTACATGGAAGCAGTACAAGGCACATATATTAATAACGATTGGTTTATTCGCAATCGTAATGGCAACTGTAAGTTCTTAAATGTTCTTCAAGGTGAAAATCACGCTGATGCAGAAGATTGGTATCAGCGTATGAAGAAGTATTCAGATCCGAAGCAATATCCAAACGAACACTTTAACGGGTGGTCAATGGGTGGTCAAAACATGTGTGATGTGCATCTTGTACTTAAAAGACTGATTGCACTACGCTATGACGGCTTGCTAGAAAAAGGTGTGCAAGACTTTATGCACTTCCTAGGTACAAGCAAACTAGAGTGGGCTACCTTACTAACTGATGTACAACGAGCAGTACGGAAACATCACAATGAAAACTATACTATTACTTTTGACTGTGCTAGTCCTTTCTTGGCAACCGCGAATGGACAAATCTACATTCAGAACGAGACTGAAGACCGAAGCAAATGGACGTATCGTATGGTGCCGTCAGTTGACGATAAGAAATATGCTACAGATCAACGCTTGTTTAGAGACGCTGTTATATCAGATGGGATATTTAAAAACTTTGAAGACAGCCCGCTTACAGCAGAACTCAAAGTATCAGACGTTTGCACTTATGCTCCCGGAGATCTAAACAAGATTGGCAAAGAAGGAAAAACATCATGGGATAGTTTTTCGTATGCGATCCAAATGGGTCATAATGTATGGAGTCACATAAATGCAGTGCAAGAAGCAAACAGACAGTACGACAATGGAAGTGTTCCGAGGATGCTTGTACAAGAACGCTTTGACAGGTTATTTTTTAGAGACATTGTGGAAGAAATATTCGCAACTGATGACAAAGACAAGGCTCTAGCACTTGTCGACGAGCACAGTCGTTTTTGGATGGCTATTCCGGGTACTAGGGGTGCGGTCGGGAAAAAGACAGTAAATGCAAGTACCTTTTTTGATAGTTTGTTTGACGTTGAAGAACCAGCGCCGTTTGAAGAAGACGAACTAGATGAAACAAAACTAGAGGAACTAGAAGATGAGCAACTTCACGGAGCAACACAATAAGATTGCTAATTATCTGCAAGAACTTTACAAACGTCACAGAGCACTTGACGACGAAATAAAAGAGTTGTATAATAAATGGGCAGACGACGGTGTAATAAATCGTAAGAAAACTCAAAAGCTTTGGCTTAAAGACGAAATACATAGATACGAATCACAGTTAAAGGCATTAGGATGAAACGAGATTACGATACAGGTACAAATGAACAAGTTACGTTCTTTACAGGTGTAGAAGTTGAAAAAACTCCTGCGTTTGGAATGAAGACACTGTTTGTTACAGGTGTTCAAAGCTGTCATGATATTATGGAGTTCTACAACAGAGAAGGTTGCGAACACATATTCTTTGGTGCTAATCACTCATTTAATCCAGGTACAAACTTTCCAGAAGATGCTGACGAATGGACGCCTTGGGACAATATGATCAAAGCATTGTTAACAGCAGGTAAACTGTGTAGTTTAGATATTCCTATTTCTCTTGCAGAAGCATTTTTAGAATCTCCACTAATTGAATATGATAACTTTATCCCACAATTGCGCATTCCATTGCCTTATGCAAAACTGTGGAACTACAACACTATGTTGAAGATTGATGATAAAGACTTTAAGGCAACTAACCCAGGTGTTTGGTGTCATAGCTTGCACGATCTAATGGACAGAGAAAAGTTCACAGATTGGAGTAAATATGGCCTTGACAAAGTTCTTAAATGAAAGTATACTGTAAAGACAATGCAAGAACGCTATCACGATTACATGTTACGAAGAATGAGAGAAGAAGATAACAAGATGTCTATGCAAAATGCAGAACGCAGTATTTGGGTAACCTTCGCTAAAGAAGGTGTACATATGTACCCAGGTGCTGACACAGATCCTAAACTAGCAACTGGCGATTGGGATGATGTTTCATTCCTCGGTATTCCACATCGTCATATTTTCCATTTCCGTGTTCGTATTGAAGTATTTCATAACGATCGCGATATTGAATTCATTCAGTTTAAACGCTGGATGCAACGACTCTATGACGTCGAAGGCGTACTAGAGTTAAACCACAAGAGCTGTGAAATGATTGCAGATGACTTGTATCAAGAAATTTCTGCAAAGTATCCAGGCCGATTTGTAGAGATTAGTGTCGCTGAAGACAATGAAAACGGCTGTTCAATCTTTTATCCTAAAACCTAATATAAAAGGAAAAACTAACTATGGCAATCGAATTTAACCGAAATGCATACACTAAAGTTTTCAACGATTTAGATGCATATCGTGATTATTGTCGTTTTGAAGGTAAGGTGTTTAATGAAGCAGATCTTTACAAAAAAGATTCTCCTCATTGGCAGGCTTATCAAAAGTACCAAGGATGGCTTCGTGCAAAGGCTCGCAATGCGGGACGGAAGTTTAACGATCGGAGAAATTAATGACTATTTACATTGTAGATATTGAAGCAGTAGATACACGTTACACTAAACAGTGGAAAGAGTATTTGCCACGTCAACTTCAACGTGCTACAAACAACGAAGTAAAAGTCATTAGCGGTGGGGAAACGCCTCAGGCAACTACGCCTGGGGCTTTTCTCAATTTCGGCGGTACTAATGTTTACAAGAGTAAACAACTAGAACAGATAGGAGAAATGTTCTGTGCAGGAACTATTAAGGACGGTGATTATTTTCTCTATACCGATGCCTGGAATCCTACAGTTATACAACTACGCTACATGGCAGAACTATTGGGTGTTGACATTTGCATTGGTGGTTTGTGGCATGCAGGTAGTTATGATCCTCAAGACTTCTTAGGTCGTCTAATCGGAGACAAGCCTTGGGTACGTCATGCAGAACAAAGTATGTATGAGTGCTATGACGATAACTTTTATGCTACAGAGTTCCATATAGACTTGTTTGCAGAAAGTTTAGACATTGACGATGATAAAACACATCGTGTTGGCTGGCCTATGGAGTATCTTAAAGATAGTCTTGTTACGTACAGTGGTATGGACAAGCGAAATCTTATACTGTTTCCGCATCGTATTGCACCAGAAAAGCAAGTTGATATATTTCGTGATCTAGCAGATCAACTTCCTGAATATGAGTTTATAGTTTGTCAAGAACGTGAACTTACTAAAAACGAATATCATAATTTGCTAGGTGAAGCAAAACTTGTGTTTAGTGCCAATCTACAAGAAACACTTGGTATTAGTTGGTACGAAGGCGCACTTGTAAATGCTATTCCAATGGTTCCGGACAGACTCAGCTATAGCGAAATGGCACTACCTGAGTTTAAGTATCCTAGTAAGTGGACCGAAGACTATAGTTCGTATAGAGCACATCGTAACGAAGTTGTTGCACAAGTAAGAGAGTATATAGAAAACTATGACGACTTTCTTGTAAGTTTAGACAAACAACGTAGTCGTCTAAACAAAGAGTTTTTTAGCGGAGCAGCATTGTATGACGCAATCAAAGAAGGATGATACTTTTACTATCAATCTAGATGATACCTACGGTACTACTACAACGTACTGGGCAGGTGATAGCGTAACTGACATTACAGTTACACCAAGTGATGGTACATTTACTGTAAGTGATTATGTAACAGATACTATTGATTTAAGTAATATCACAATTACTGATACCGATTATATTACTTTAGGTAAAGATGATAGGATAGATCCTAGTAAAGTTGAACGCATGTGCGATCATTATCCTAGTTTAGAAAAAGCGTGGCGAAACTTTAAAAGCATCTACGATATGGTAGAACAAGATTATAAAGGCAATCATGAGGATTTAGACGATGACCTTCCTTTCTAAGATTATGGACAAACTAGGAAGACGCAGAGTAATCACAGAACGTGATAGCGATATTCCTTATCTTATACGTTACTACGTTTTTCTAAAAGATAGAAAGCGTTTTCCTTTTAACATTACACTACACAAAGTATTGCTAAGTGATGAGCCTACACTGCACGACCATCCGTGGTCGTATGCTACATTTATTATTGCAGGCGGATATTGGGAAAATACACCCAAAGGTCGTTTTTGGAGAGGTCCTGGTCACTTCCGTTATCGCAAAGCCAGTGACTTGCACTATTTAGAACTTGCAAAAGATGCAGACGGCAATGAAATACCTTGTTGGAGTTTGTTCTTTATGGGACGTAAAGCAGGCGCCTGGGGTTTTATTAAAAATGGTATTTGGGTACACAACAAAGATTATCTAGCAAGAGGTGCAAAAGACGATGCGTGATCATACTACAACTGCTATCTTTAATAGTACACAGAACTATAATCCTAACAACTACACATATGCAAGCAATACAGCGATAGCAGCGATTAGCTCTACAAGTATTGAAGATCATAAGATTACTATTGACGGTGGTGAGAATGGTAGTATGCGTGTTGATGTTCCGCTATTAGTAAATGGCAGAGACGTTATGAAAGAGATTGACGAAATGCGTGATGCTCTGTTATTATTAAAGCGTGACGTAGATATGGAAGCAAAGTATCCTAAACTACGAGAACTAAAGGATGCTTACGAAGCACAACTTGAGAAGTATAAAACCTTTGAGGCATTGAAATGAAACACACTAGTTACTTTGGCGGTCAAATACAAACATTCGACGATGTATTTACTGAAAAAATGATCGAAAGCATGACTACAGAATGCTGGGATCTAGATTATAAATATGGTGCTAGTGATAGTAACAGTGAAGGTGAAAAAATTCCCACAGGCTTAACTACTATGGGCAAAGACCTAAGTGATACATTTTGGTATAGAAAATTATGGAGATTCTGTGAAGACAATATACCAGAGTTAGATAATTATACTTTGGCTAGGCACCATATCAATCTTTTTGCTCCAAATGAAAATGCACGTTATCATACAGATCAAGATAGATATAAAGGTTGGACTGTATTATTGTATGCAAGTATGTACTGGGACATAAATGACTTCGGAGAAACTAAATTTTTAATTTCAGACAAGTTAAATTTTCAAGGCGATATAGTAACTAGTGGCGAAAAAGAATATCCTATTATTTTAAGTATTGCTCCTATTCCTGGTAGAGTCTTATTGTTTAATGGTGCAATACAGCATAGCGCAACAGCATTAAGAAATGAACATAGGTTTACACCAACCTTTCAATTTATTGATCACGGATTAATTGGTGAACCAAAAATAAAATATGCAGGAGACAAATAAGTGTTACACACCATTGAAGAACTAATCGAACGTTTAAATGTTATGCACGACAAAGCAATAGAATTGCATCGTGTTCGTAATCAATACAGTGAATTAAGTGAAAGACAGTACGATCGTGTTTATGCTCAGTCATTGTTAGACGATATCCAAACCATGGCAAAGATGATTGCAGAAGATCGCGGCGGTGATGAAATTAGAACTGATATGGACGAGTGGAAGAAAAAATGAAAAAACATTATTATACATACGACGATGTACACAGAGCAGCAACAAACATCTGCTTGAAGATGTACAATGACAACTGGCGTCCTGATTACGTTGTAGGTATTACACGAGGCGGACTTCCTCTTGCACTACGCATTAGTCACTTGCTAGGATGCGAAATGGAAACACTAAAAGTTGCACTACGCGACGGCGGCGATAATAATTGCGAAAGTAACTGTTGGATGAGCGAGGATGCGTTTGGATACGTTTATGAGCCAGATAGAGATAATGTGTTTGGAAAAGCAGATAGTGATCCTAAGAATAAGAAAAATATTCTCGTAGTAGATGATATCAACGACACAGGTGCTACATTTAACTGGATCAAACAAGATTGGCAAAGCAGTTGTTTACCCGACGACCCAAATTGGGATACTGTATGGGGTCAGAATGTTCGCTTTGCTGTAATGACAGAAAATCTTTCTAGTGAGTTTGGTGAAGTAAATTATCACTGGCAAGAAGTTAATAAAGCAGAAGATGATGTATGGTTAGTTTACCCATGGGAATATGACGATGCAAATTGATACCTTAGAGCTAGCTCAACAAGAAGGCAGAGCTCCTTGGACCAACGTACAACTTAACACTCGTGACTTTGTTGTATATGAAGATGGCTTTCCAGTAACAGAAGGTCATACTCTTGTTGTACCAAAAACCAACACGCAAGAAGAACTTATGAAATGTTTTAAGTTTGCTGTTGCTATGGGCAACGAGAATGTGCAGTCCAGTAATGACGTTACTGGTTTTAACATAGGCCTAAATATAGGTGTAAGTGCAGGACAGACGTGCATGTATCCACATGTGCATCTTATATTTCGTCGTGATGGAGATTGTTCGGATCCTATCGGCGGAGTTCGAAACGTAATACCGGGCAAAGGTAACTACAAACAATAAGGAAAGGATATGGACTTGAAAGCACAAATGATAGCGGCAGCAAGACTACATGCAGAAGCTGAAATCGAATTGCATAAAACAAACGTTGAAGTCTACATGCAAAAAGTAGTAGGTATCGGGGAACATTCGGATATTATCGAAACTATCCAAAAAGAACTTGATGCGATGGCTGCGGCACATGATCGACTAGAAATGATAAACAAATATTTTGGTTGACAAAAACCTAAATACATGGTACAATACTAGTATGTGTTGTACCATTTTTTATGACATCCACGTCTATAACTCGGAGAATTAAATTGAGTAAAGCAGAACAAATTAAACAAAAACTAGAAGACGCTGGCATCCGCTACTGGGCCGGTGATAACATTTCAGAAGTATTACAAGCAGGTGATAAAGAAGCACTTATTGAAAATGCTACAGTAGCATTTGAAGGTGTACTAGATGCACTTATAATTGATCGTCACAACGATCCAAACTCTAAAGGTACAGCACGGCGTCTTGCTAAAATGTACTTTAATGAGATTATGGCAGGACGTTATGATCCTATGCCAAGTGCAACTGCATTTCCTAATGACAGTGCAGACCGTTATGAAGGTATGCTAGTAGTTCGTTCGGAACTAAAAAGTATGTGTTCGCATCATCACCAGCCAGTAGCAGGTACTGCATACATTGGTATTATTGCTAGTGAGAAACTAATCGGACTTAGCAAATATACACGTATCGCACAATGGTGTGCTAGACGTGGTACACTGCAAGAAGAACTTGCAAATGATATTGCACGTGAAATTGCAAAAGCAACAGGTGCAGAACATTTAGGTGTTTACATTCAAGCAACACACGGATGTTGTGAGAATCGCGGCATTATGGCACATAGTAGCCTTACACAGACAACTGTACTAGAAGGCGCATTTAAATCCGACCCAGCAACTAAAAAGGAATTCTTCGACAACATTAAGTTGCAACAAGAATTTGCGTGTTAATATGAAGTTACGTTATTCAGAAGCATTTTATAGTGTACAAGGCGAAGGCAAGTTTGTTGGAGTCCCTAGTGTGTTCTTAAGAACATTTGGTTGTAACTTTCGTTGTATGAACTTTGGACTTCCTAAAGACAAGAATCGTTGGGAACAACACAAAGAAGGCAATCGCTACAATCCAGAAGTAGCAGATCTTATTGCTAAGGATGTACACAAGACAACTGAAAAGTTCGAGGACTTGCCTATTATCCACACAGGCTGTGATACATACGCAAGTATCTATCCTGAGTTTAAACACTTTAATAAACTTGCAGAAGTAGACGAAGTAGTCGATCATTTGATTAGTTTGTTGCCTGAAGGAAAGTGGACACAAGACAACGGACAAGACATCCATTTAATTATGACAGGTGGCGAGCCTTTACTCGCATGGCAACGACTCTACGTAGAGTTGTTCGAACATCCGAAAATGAGAGACCTTAAAAATGTCACATTTGAAACAAATACTACTCAAACCCTACACAATGATTTCTACGAGTATCTTAGCAATCAGGAAAGATTTACAGTTACTTGGAGTTGTTCCCCAAAACTTAGTGTTAGCGGAGAACCTTGGGAGACTGCTATTAAGCCTGACGTTGCTAGTCAGTATAGCCACGTTGATGGTAGTGACATGTATCTTAAGTTTGTTGTCGCTGATCAAGATGATGTGGACGAAGTTACTAGAGCTGTTCAGCTTTACAGGGATTCCGGGGTGGAATGTCCAGTATATCTTATGCCGCTGGGCGGACGCAGTGAAGAATATACCCTCAACGTTCAAGAAGTGGCGAACCTCTGCATGGAAAGAGGATGGAGATTCAGCCCAAGACTCCACATATCGCTATTCGGGAATGCCTGGGGGACTTAGCGAAGAAGACCTTGATCTACTACGTGGCAAAAAGATTACAGAAGAACAGTACGAAAAAATAAGGAAAGGCTTATAATGTGGGATAAATTAAAACAAACGCTAGGTGTTACTCCTAAAGTTTTAGAACAACAAGAGCCCGAAGTTGAAAAGACACAAGAAGAAATTCGTCGAGAAGCATTAGAAGCAGAAAAACAAGCTGCTACTGAAAAAAACGAACCTTGGGTTGCTGTGCTAGATACACAAATTAATCCAGACAACATTCGTAACGGTTTCTTTGAACTAGATTGGAATAACGAATTTATCGAACAATTGCTTGATGCAGGCTACAAAGGCGAGTCACAAGAAGAAATTGTCGACAAGTGGTTCCGTACTATTGTTATTCAAATGTTAGAAGAAGAAGGACTTGACAGCGAGCGAGAAATGGGTTATATCAATGTAGTGCCAATTGATAAAGGACGTTCAGAAGTATCATGATGCGTGACGATCTAATGGTCCAACAGCAAGTAGAAAACGTGTGGCAACATATGGTTGGTGTTATCTGCTTAAACTGTACAGGAAGAAAGCAAGTTAAACGTGTTCTTCCTGTTCTTTTTACTGTTGCGCCTACAGCAATACATTTCCTTAATACTCCAGAAAGCACAATCAAAAGCATCATAGAAAGTCTAGGAATGGTAAACATACGTTATAACCGTTTGAAACGTATGAGTAATGATTTCTTGACATGGGACGGAAACGATGCTACAATGTTACATGGAATTGGGAAATACGGTAGTGACAGTTATAGATTGTTTTATAAAGACGAGATACCTGACAACATCGGCGACCACGAATTGAAACGTTATGTACAGGAAGAACTAAATGGCGACTTATGTTATAGTTGATACGCTTAATACTTTCTTTAGAGCTCGACACGTAGTACGTGGAGACATTGATACTAAAGTAGGTATGGCACTACACATTACACTAAACAGTGTTAAAAAGGCTTGGCAAGACTTTAATGCAGATCATGTTGTATTTTGCTTAGAAGGTCGTAGCTGGCGCAAAGACTTTTACGAGCCATACAAGCGTAACCGTCAAGAAACTCGTGATGCTATGAGCCCACGTGAAGCAGAAGAAGATAGTGTGTTCTTTGAAATCTTTGACGAGTTTAAAAACTTTGTTGCAGAAAAAACTAACTGTACAGTGATACAACATCCGCAACTAGAAGCAGATGACCTTATTGCAGGTTGGGTACAGAATCATCCTAATGACGAACATGTTATTATTTCAACTGACGGTGACTTTGCACAACTTATTGCACCTAACGTAAAACAGTATAATGGTGTAAGTAATACAATTATTACACACGAAGGTTACTTTGACGACAAGAAAAAACTTCCTGTAATTGATAAGAAGACTAAAGAACCTAAAGCTGCACCTGATCCTGCGTTTATGCTGTTTGAAAAATGTATGCGCGGCGATACTAGTGATAATGTGTTTAGTGCATATCCTGGTGTACGTAAGAAAGGTACAAAGAACAAAGTCGGACTACTTGAAGCGTTTGCTGACAAAGATACAAAAGGCTACAACTGGAACAACATGATGCTACAGCGTTGGGTTGATCATAACGGAGATGAACATCGTGTACTAGATGATTACACACGTAATGTAACACTGTGTGATTTAACCGCACAGCCTGCAGAGATTAGAGAGATAATTAATACTACTATTGCAGAAGTAGAACCTAAGAGCGTATCACAAGTTGGTATGCGTCTTATGAAGTTCTGTGCTAAATGGGATATGCAACGTATTGCAGATCAGGCACAGAGTTTTGCAGAACCATTACAAGCGAGGTATCCACAGTGAGAGCGAAAACAGTATTAAAAAATAAATTTTGGATTGTCGAAGACGGTAATACTAAAGTAGGCACACTAAGCTGGAATGACGAAAAGTATGTTTTGTCTAGTGGCAGTGATGTAAGTTTCTTTGATAGTAAAAGACAATTAGAGAAAAAATTAGGTATTAAGATTACTGAAAAGCAATCAGTTGAAACTGTTGTTGAACCTACAAAAGAAGTTTACAACTATCCTACTAGTTGTACTCCTTACAACGAAATGTATGATGTAAAGCGTAAACTGCCTTTGTTTACAAAAAGTATTAAAAGTAAGAGCTTGTATTGTGCAGGATATTATATCATACGTTTTGATAAAGGCTGGGTGCAAAGTCATTGTCCTAAACTAATTACACTAGAACGCTATGACTATCGTGGTCCTTACAAAACTGAATTCGAAATGCGGCAGGAGTTAAGTAATGCCAAGCGTTGAGCCTATTAATACTGCACCACTACAGCAGTTTATACAGCAGGTTAAAAGTGCTGATGCAGGGCGAGCAAAAGATGTTCGCCTTGACATACAAAACGCAAAACGATTGGCATTTACACTAGGTGAAGTACTTGCTAGATTAAACGGTGATCTAGAAAAACTACTCATAGACCAAGCCCGAGGCGAAAACGAAGTCATACAAATCCAGATGGACAGTGGCGCAGGTTGGAAGTAAAGCACGTAGATAACTGCTAAAAAAGATAAATATATACGTAGTTAATTAAAGGATTACGTATATGAGCAGGCCAAAGCCAACAGTATTATTAGAATACGTTAATAAGAAAAATTATAGAGCAGAACAAGTACTAGATGCTGAAGCTATCTGGGCGGTATTTTATCAGGGCAAGCCGTTTAATCTCAAAAGTTCTAACGCACTTACAAATTACCCCGGACCTAAGTACAAGAAGACTAGTTTCTCTAATCCGGGCCATGCACACAATCTAGCAAAAAAACTTAACGATATGTTCAGCACAAGTGATTTTTGTGTTGTTAGGCTTACTTCAGGTGAAGTAGTTGAAGAATGAATATTTTATGTTTAGGATGTAGCTACACAGCAGGAATGCCAGATGATTATTATAGTTGGAGTGAATTCTTAGCTACAGAACGTCCTAGTGATAATGTATATAATTTAGCAATCGGCGGGTCCAGTTTACTATTTTCAATTTATTTGTTAGAACAGTTTAAAGAAGAACTAAATCCAGATGTAATTATCTTTCAAATTACTCATCCTTATAGATTTACAGGATTTGATAAACTAAGTTTAGATTACATACAAGATAACAACTACTACAGATTAAGTCCCCACATACGCAAAGAACAAAAGATTTTTACTGTAACACCTGCAGATGTATCACCTAACTGGAGTCTAGTAGAACAAAAAATAGAATTTGCTAAAAAATACTATAAGTTTTATAACCAAGGACTAGGAATTTTAGAATATAATATCTTAAAAAATTATGCAGGAAATGAAAGTACAATTTCTTTTACATACGACGATGTTCCTAAAGAAGCAAAAGAAAATATAATTGATTCGGCAGGACATTTTAGTATCTTAGGACATGAAATTGTCGGAGAATGGATAAATGGTCAACTGGAAAGAAACCTACACAAAAATCTTTCTTAAAGAGCTAGGTAAGACAATAGATGAAACAAATGTCAAACAGTATATGCCTCTTTGGTGGAAAAATACAAGAAACAAAGGCGCAGGCGGTCTTAGACTTACAGACGAAGGTATGAATATAGTCACAGAAATAGGTTTAGCAACATACGACATTCCTTATCCAAAAGACATGCCATTAACAACCCAAGTTATTATCTTTTTAGATCAATTGATTGATTGTCCTTACTATCTTACAAATAGAAGTATTACAGTAACGAACGAAAAGAAAGCAGTTGAACTTACCCTATTTTCAGGAGACTTGCGCAAGTACGGAATAACAAAAGCAATGAAAAGACAAGAAAAAGGTTGACATTTGCTACAGTGATGTTATTATATATGTATAGTTACAAATAAGCACTGAAACTTAAGAAGGGTAATACATATGGAAAATGTAGCAACACGTACTGTTTCACCAAACAGCGCAAAAGCTTCTATTAAAACTGCAATGCGCAAGCAGCGTCCTATCTTCCTTTGGGGACCTCCGGGTATTGGTAAGTCTGACATCGTACAGCAGATTACAGACAGTTTTGACAACTCACATCTAATTGACATTCGTTTGTCACTTTGGGAACCTACAGATATTAAAGGTATTCCATACTTTGACAGCAACATCGGTAAAATGGTTTGGGGTGCTCCTTCAGAGCTTCCAGACGAAGCATTTGCCGCACAATACGACAATATCGTATTGTTCTTAGACGAAATGAACTCGGCAGCGCCTAGCGTACAAGCGGCAGCATACCAGTTGATTCTTAATCGTCGTGTAGGACAATATAAACTGCCAGACAACGTAATGATTGTTGCGGCAGGTAACCGCGAAGCAGACAAAGGCGTTACGTATCGTATGCCTGCTCCGTTGGCTAACCGTTTTGTTCACTTGGAAATGCGTGTCGACTTTGATGACTGGTTCCAGTGGGCAGTTACTAACAACATCCACAAAGATGTTGTAGGCTTCCTTACTTTTAGTAAGAAAGACTTGTACGATTTCGATCCTAAGTCTCCAAGCCGTTCTTTTGCAACGCCTCGTTCGTGGTCGTTTGTATCAGAGTTGCTAGAAGATGACTTAGACGAAAACACCACTACTGATTTAGTAAGTGGTTCGGTTGGCGAAGGCTTGGCTGTCAAGTTTATGGCGCACCGCAAAGTAGCGGCGTCTATGCCTAATCCAACTGATATCTTAGCAGGGAAAGTCAAAGAGATGACTGGTAAAGAAATCAGTGCTATGTATTCCCTTACAGTGTCTCTGTGTTACGAGTTGAAAGAAGCTTGTGACCGTGGCGATAAAAAGTTCGACGAAAAAGTCAACAACTTCCTGCGCTTTGCAATGGATAATTTTGACACTGAGTTGGTTGTTATGGGCATCAAACTTGCACTTACACAGTACTCATTGCCAATTGATCCAGATGAGGTTGATTGTTTTGATGAGTTCCATGATCGTTATGGAAAATACATTAAGGCAGCTCAGTCTTAAACAAAACAGAGTGGGTTCTTTTGAGCCCACTCTATCTTTTTCTGGTTGACAACTCTAGTAAATATGTTATAATAATAGAGTAATAAAACAAAGGACATAGCACATGTTTGACGCAGATGTAATTTTTAACCTAGACGGTAAGAAGAACTGGCAACCAGATCCAGATATCACAGAAGCCCAACTTGAAGAAATGCGTGTCGAAGTACTTGACCGCATTATTGTTGCACGAGTAGGCTTGCTACTGCGTCACCCGTTCTTTGGCAATATGGCAACACGTTTACAAATTAAGGCAGCAGACGAATGGTGCCCTACTGCCGCTGTAGACGGACGCAACCTGTATTTTAACACACAATTCTTTAATGCAATGTCAAACAAAGAAATTGAGTTTGTTATTGCACACGAAATCCTACACTGCGTGTTCGATCACTTAGAGCGCCGTACTTGGCAAGATCGTAACCTAGACCCAATGCTGTCTAATATTGCACAAGACTACATTGTAAACAATATCCTAGTGCGTGATCGCATTGGTGAAAAACCCAAAGTAGTAGATTGCTTCCAAGACTTTAAATACGAAGATTGGACTTCCGAAGAAGTATACGACGACTTATTTAAAGAAGCTGAAAAGAACGGACGAGAGTTCTTAAAACAACTAGGCGAAATGCTAGACGAACATCTAGAGCTTGACGACGAAGGTGAAGGCGGCGGTGACGACGGCGAAGAAAAAGACGGCAACGGTAATACTGTAAGCACAAAAAAGCCTAAGTATACAAAAGAAGAACTACAAAATATCAAAGATGAAATCAAAGAAGGTATGCTACAGGCAGCTCAAGCCGCAGGCGCAGGTAATACACCTGGTGCTGTACAGCGTATGATCAAAGAGCTTACAGAGCCTAAGATGAACTGGCGTGAATTGCTACGTCAACAGATCCAAAGCACTATCCGTAGCGATTTTACTTTCCAGCGTCCTAACCGTAAGGGCTGGCATACTGGTGCAATACTGCCAGGACAAGACTTTGACGAAACTATTGATATCTGTGTTAGCATTGATATGAGTGGTTCGATCGGTAATGATCAAGCAAAAGTGTTCTTAAGCGAAGTCAAAGGTATTATGGACGAGTACAAAGACTACAAAATTAAATTGTGGTGCTTTGATACTAGTGTTTACAACGAGCAGGACTTTAGTGCAGACGGCGGCGAAGACTTAACTGAATACGAAATCTTTGGCGGTGGTGGCACTGACTTTATGGCGAACTGGACGTATATGAAAGAAAACGATATCCAGCCTAAGAAGTTTATTATGTTTACAGATGGCTACGCATGGGATAGCTGGGGAGATCCAGACTGGTGTGAAACTGTATTTGTAATACATAGCAATCACAACAAAGAGCTACAGGCACCATTTGGTGTTACAGCACACTATGATGAAGTTGCATGATAAAAATAAAAGATCCAAATCCACTTAACTTTTTCGGTGCAAGGAAGGTAAAAATCCTTCCTCCGCACTTTGAAGTTGTGACACAACCTATGATGTATAACCTAGAAGAAAGTGTAGTGCGTTGGATAGACTCGCACTTAAAAGGTCGTTACTATGTAGGTAAAGGAGTTGCTCTCCAGGATTCTAATATAGAAACTGTGTATAGAATAGGTTTCGAAGATCCAAAAGAAGCAAGTTATTTCATGTTGGCGTGTCCACATTTGAAATATAAGTAAATACTTTGCGCATAATTATTACTACAAGGAGATTAAAATATGAGCGAACAAGAACAAGTAGCACCAGATCTTAGCGTACAGGACCTAACTGCTATGAAAACTATTATCGACGTAGCTAGCGGCCGTGGTGCGTTTAAACCAAACGAAATGACCACTGTTGGCACTGTATACGATAAGTTAGAAAAGTTCCTTAAGGCTGTAGCAGAACAGCAAGCAGCAGCAAATGGCGAAGCCGAAGCTGAGGAAGTTCCAGCAGGAGAATAATATGCCAGATATGAAACATGTCGGAAGACAGACTAACAACAAAAGAAAATGCTTTGTCGCATATCGTGTAGTTCCAAACGATCCTAATCATTGCCTAGTAGTGTTTAGTGATAGTTTAGAAGCTGCTGATCATGATGCACTGGTAGGTGTTGTTGAATCAAATGCAGGACAAAACGCATACGAGCTTGCAGAGGTAATGCATCGCAGTCAATTACCAGATGGCAGAAATATGCTTGTACATTTTTCACGTACAGGTAAACTAGTAAAAATACCTACTAGCGAAATTGAGATGATTCCCAACTTTAGAGATAGTGTAAATTTAGCAGAGCTTAATACAATTATTGCCCAGCAAAAAGGTATGGCAGTTGAAGACTTAGCACTGCAAAGCGGGCAACAAAAAACACAGTCAACTACGCAAACTGCACCAGTAGCTGAAACACCATCTGAACCGGTTGCAGAAAACGGTGTATTGACGGACGAAGATCTTGCGGCGCAGTATCGTTCGCAAGCTGACGCTATGTTTAAGGAAGCAAAGCGCCTAAGAGAGCAAGCTGAAGAGCTAGTGCCAACGAAGAAAAAGGCCAAAGCTAAGTCTACGGAAAGTGCCTAAAAAGAAAAAAATATCTCCAGAAGTAACCGAACAATGGCCAGGTATACTGGATGAGGTAGACATACAAGTTGTACCTATCCAGTATATCAAGTCTGTTGAAGTAAAATTCGACGACGGCAAAGTTTGGGTTATGGATGTGGATCATGGACAAGCGGATGCAGACGAACTAGAGTACGCTCTAGAAGGTCTGCTTGAAGAATATGAAGATACTATACAAGGTGTAAACTTTGTTGTTGACATTCCAAAAGTTAAAGCTGATATTACTAAACGCACTCGATTGTTTATGAAGAAAAAGAAATAAAAAAGCATAAATACATATAACAAGAACTAGGAGTTATAGGTAATGGCCTTAAAACTAAGACGCGGAACTGATGCAGAACGACAACTAATTACACCCGAAGCAGGTGAACCACTATGGATTGACAACGAAGCACTTTGGATAGGTGACGGGTCAACTGTAGGAGGAATTAAGGTAACCGGTGGTATTGAAAATGACTTAGCCACTGTAAGCATAGATGCATTAAGTGACGTTGACACAACCAGTGTTGCACCTACAAGCGGAGATGCTTTACTTTGGAACGGTTCTAACTTTGCTCCTGGTGTTCCTGCTCTTACTATTAATGATTTATCTAATGTTGATGTTGTAAGTAATCCTCCTAGTAACGGAGATAGTCTTGTTTGGGATGGTGCTGCCTGGGTTCCAGGATCACCTATCTTTAGTCCGGGCGAAGTAATTAACGGTTACTTAGATGGTGACATGCAAGGAAGCGTGTTTGGTGAAAACTCATCTGTTATGGTCGATGCTATTAATAGAGAGTTATTTGCAGAAAAGATAACTAGCTTTGGTGGAATTACTGCTACTGGAAGTGTTAGTGCTAGTGATATTAGAATAGGCGGTGAGACTCCTAATCAAATTTCTTTATTCAATCCTGACGATACTAGTTTAATTATTACAACTGCTAATACTGGTGGTAATGTTATTATAAGTCGTAATCTTAGACTGGGTGGCACTAGTGCAGGCTTCCCAGATACAAGTTTAAACATATTTAATGATAGTCCTTTATCAGCGCCTGTTGCTGTTAATCACAGCTCAGACGGCACAAACACTGTTTCAATATCTATTACAAAATCAAGAGGCACAAAAGGTGCGCCAACAGCAGTGCAAAGTGGTGACAATCTAGGTGCATTCCAAGTTAGAGGATACAACGGATCTGCAAACTACGGCGCAGGTGGCGTTGTAGTTATTGCAAATGGTGCTCCTGAAGCAAACAGAATTCCAGGTAGAGTATCACTGTTTACATTTGCTTCAAACGGTGCAGCCGAACCTCAGTTTACAGTTGACGAAACTAGAACTAGTACATTTTCAGGCATGGCACAATTAGCTGTATATGCTGATACTTCTGCAAGAGATGCAGCAGCAACACCTGCTGCTGGCATGGTTTGTTTTGTTACAGACGGCGACGGAGCAGGTAATCCACAATTCCAAGGTTACACTGGATCTGCTTGGGTTGCTCTAAACTAAATGGATGCTCAATAGATATTTCATATTAAAAGACTTTGATCTGTCTAGCGACCTAAAAACCCAAATTATTAAAATAAACAAGGAACGCTTTCGTTTTTATGGCACAAGACGAAAGCGTCTTTATATGCATAGCTTAAATTTAGAAGTTATGCCTAGTCTACAAGAAGTGTTAGATAAACTAGTAGACCCTGAAATTGTAGACAACTATGAAATCATGTATACAGAACCTGGTGCTGTAGTTATGCCGCACACTGACAGCAGACGCAAAGTAGCACTTAATATTCCTATAGAAGGAAACTTTGACGAGTCTTATGTAGGTATATTTGATAAAGGAAAAACTTTTATACCTAACACAGAATTTTTTGAGGGCAAACCTGTTTTAAAAGACGGGGGCGGATGGCCCGACTCAACACTAATTAAAAAAGTAAATTACACTACTCCTATATGTCTTAATACTGAAAAAGTACATAATGTTGTAAACTTTTCAAAAACAGATAGAGTTGTGCTGGGCTTAGGGTTTAATCCTAAACTTAGTTTTGCCGACATCGAAAGAATGCAAGAGATAGGAAAATTTGTTCATGCCAAATATTGTTTATAAAAATAATTCTGTGTTTTTTGTACATATACCAAAAACTGGCGGAACATCAATATATACAAATTTGAGAAGTCAAGGTGCAACAGTTGAAGGTTATAATCCTTGGATGCAAACTTATTTAAATGTAAGTTCTCATCATTTAGACGCAGTTGAACGTCAACAATATTTTAAAAAGTCTTTCAAAAACGAATTTGCTATACTAAGAGAACCTTGGGAAAGAACACTTTCTGAATACATCTATCGAACAAAAGATATAGAATTTAAAAAAATTAATAATTGGCTATATGTAAATCTTATACTAGTTAAAAAGATACCAACTAACTGGGACAATCATTTTAAGCCGATGACTGAATTTATAAACAACGATACAAAACTGTTTTCGTTTAATCGAATTCCTGAAGTACGCAACTGGATAAACAAAAAACTAGATTACGATTTTAAGTACTCCATTGTTTCTAATCAATCTCCTACATATACAAAATACAGTAAAGAAGAGCTACTTAATAATTCTGTATTGGAATTATGGCAAGATTATTATCAAAAAGATATAGATTTATATAAAAGTATTGACAACACATTTCTCATGTAGTATAATATACTTATGAGAGAATATATACAATCTAAAATACATAATATCAGTGTAAGTTCTAAAAGCATAGATTATCACGGAAGTGTTACTGTTTGTGCAGATTTATTAAAAGCTTCTGGTATAGATCCTTATCAAAAAGTAGACATAGTAAATTTAAATAACGGTAATCGTTGGACTACGTATGCGTTACCTGGACCTAAGGGCTCGTTTGAATTAAACGGTGGAGGAGCAAGATTAGGTGAAATTGGCGATAAATGTGTTGTTATTGCATACGAGATGCTAAATCAATTTAACTCTGCAACTGTTATATTTTGCGATAAGTATAATACAATATCTGATATAATGTCTTACCCTATGGAGAACAAATGAAAAAAATTGATTTACCCGGCTTTGGTTCTTTAGGAGCACAAGCTATTGACATAGATTTAGCTACAGCTAGTGACAACGACTTAATGGAGTTAGGCAAGCTAGTATTTAATGAGCTTGTTGTTTACGTAGATGCAAAATGCGCAAATATAACGCCGCAAAGATTTCATTACATACAAACTCTTTGGGGAGATCCAGTTGTCTCAGGTGCTAAAGATGTATTAAAGAAGCGTATTAACGAAGAAGGTATGAATAAACTTCTTGCAGAAACTATTTCCGATATGAAAAAAATGAAAGGCGGATTAGAAGATCTCAAAGGAATGATCCGAGTAACTGGTATTAAAGATGAAAAAGGCAAACGAACTGGTATGTTTGCCGATGGTGAGTTAGAATGGCATAGTAACCAACAAAGCGATAATAGCGGATATGCACCATTAATTGGTCTTCAGGGCGTAGAAGGTACAGAAGGATCAAGCACAGAGTTTCTACAAACCGTAGATGCACTAAACGACCTTAGCTCAGATGTACAGTCAGAAGTAAAACAATTAATTGCTATCCATAGCTTTGAAAAGGATAAAATTTGCAAAGGTACTTCAGATTCTCAAGCATTGATTACACAAATGCATCTTGTTCCTGATGACGGGGTAGAAATGCCTGTAATAGCTACAGCACCTAACGGCATGACAGGAATGCATTTTCCATGGACAAGTATTGTTGGGTTTAAAGGATACACACAGCACGAGTTCGAAAGACTATACAAATTTTTAGTAGACCATTTGTGGCAAGACAAATATGTTTATAAGCACAATTGGCAAGACGGTGAAATAGTCTGGATGGATCAAATTGTTACACTGCACAGACGCCCTGGATCAGATACAAGTAAAAGACTCTTACACCGTATGTGTTCAACTTGGAGTAACATAATTGATTAGATTTAATATCAATGATATAGATCAATACGATATTAAAAAAGAATTACTCGAACACGGACTTATACATCTAAGCTGTGACGCCCCTCTCACTTTAGAAGAATTTAAAAATATAGGGAGAATGCTGGGCAAGCCTTTAATTGCTAAACGTCACACTCTAGACAAAGAGCGTCATGTACAATACGTAAGCGACAAAGGGTTGTTTAGTAATGATGATGTTGATTGGCACAATGATTGGAGTTATGGCGAAGGCAATTATTTTGGTACAATTTTATACAATCAAAAAAACGGGCACCTAAGCACTACAGACTTTGTTGACATGCGTTTGGCATATGACTCTTATGAATATAAAGAAGAATTAGAAAATTTACAAGGTGACTACTTCCCCCCACAATACTTACACGAAACTTGTTTTACTCCAAGAATGCTTAAGATATTAGAAAAAGCAAAAGTTACTAGAAGTTTTGCTCACAAGCATCATGTCACAGGAGATACTGTAATGTATATTAGTCCTGGTACATTACAGTCAAATTTAGATATAAGTAAGTATGTAAAGCACTGCGAACAGCAGCCAATTTACAGACATCATTGGAAAGAAAATGATATTCTTATCTACGATAACATTCGAGTTATGCACAGACGACACGCATTTGAAGGCGAAAGAGAACTTTGGAGGATTCAATTTTGGATCTAAGTACAAATTTTAAAATTAGAAGTTTATTAATTTTTAACCATATTTTAGGACTATATGCTGTTTATACAGCATTTTCTTTTGATCTATTATTGCTATCTTATTTAATAGGGTTCATATTTGGCGGAATAGGTATTAGTATAGGCTATCATCGATACTATGCACATAGAGGATTTGAACTAAACAAAGTTGCAGAAGTTATAACTTTGTTCATAGGCACATTATGTAGTGTAGGTAGTGCTATTACTTGGGTCGGTATTCATCGAGAACATCATGCAAATAGCGACACTGACAAAGACCCTCATAGTCCAAAGTACAATGGTAAATTAAGGACACTATTTCATGTATGGAGTAGATATGACATTAAGCCTATGTTTGTTAAATCATTACTATCTAACAATTTATTAAAGCTGCAACATAAACATTACTTTATAATACTATTATTGTTTATAAGTTTTTTAATAATAAGTTTAGGACCGGTGTGGACCGCATACTTATACTCTATACCTGCAGTTTATGTATTTTATGCTACTGGCATAGTTAATAGCATTAATCATTGGAAAGGTAAACCAAATAACATTCCGTTATTAAATTTAATTACAAGTGGCGAAAGCTATCATTTGAATCATCATAATAATACTAAAAGTTGGCGATTTGGAAAATATGATCCAATGGCTCCGATCATCTGGCTTTTAAAAAAGGACCGTATATGAATTACTACGAAGTAAAACCCGAAGACAACCACTTTAAGGTTATCTTTGTTGACTTAACACATAGGTGTAATATGGATTGTTTTAATTGTTATTTGCCGAATAGAACAATTCCAGACATGAACGAAAATATGTTATACGATGTTTTAAGTAGATTACCAGAACGAGCATATATTAGGCTCATAGGTGCAGAACCTACACTACGAAAAGATCTTCCAGAAATTATATCAAAAGTATTAGAATATGGTCATAAACCAAGTGTAACAACAAACGGACTGAAGTTAGCAAGTTTAAAATATTGTCAAGAATTACGTAATGCAGGACTACGTATGATTCTGCTTAGTATGAACGGCGCAGACGAAAAGCATATATATGAAAAATTAGATAATCACAGTCATGCACATGAACTTAAAATGCAAGCACTTGAAAATTGTTTTAAAACAAAAGGCTTCATAATTAATACAGGAACGATTATTGCTAAAGGATTAAACGAGCATACGTTAAAAAGACAAGCAGATATAGTAGCAGATTTAGCAGACAAATATAAACCAAAAGTAAAACCAGTTCTTAGAGTAAAAAATATTGGTGACTTGGGTAGATATATGGCAGGTTATACTATGGACTTCCAAGAGTTAGTAAATATTGCAAGTCAGCAATTAAATATTTCTAAAAGCGTAATCAAAGCACAAAGAGTTGAATCAGGAACAAACAAGATTACAGCAAACAACTACGGAGAAAGTTACTTATTTGAATATAGAAATGTATATATTAGGTTAATTAATTGGAATGAAGAAGATGATCTTAACGACAGTGGTATTAATGGTAGTAAAAACCGTGGACGTCTGACGGAAGATGGTATGATTGCACCTTGTTGGGAACACATAAAATTAAATGAATACGGTTATTAAATTATCAGAAGAACATAGAGATCTATTTTACAACTTTGTAAATTTTGAAATACAATATAGAAATCTGCATCAAGACCCTCTTTGGAAAAATATTGATTATATTAGAGAAGATCGAGATATTTTTGCATATGTGATAGACGATAAAATTCAAATGTGCATGGCTGTTGATAATATTAGTACAATGCCGTGGGTTATTCATAATACTATGATTACCAATCATAGACTACACGGATTTCAAAGTATAAAAATATTTAAAAAGTTTTATACCTTTATACTCGACTACTACGAAAAGCAAGGTATATGGAGTCATTGGTATGCTAGATCTGAAAGGTTAGACGCTAGTATCAAAGATAAAAACAAGTTTTCTGAATATAATAATATTTCTCATTACGGAATTATGTTAGCTAAAGTAGTTGACGAAAAATATCATATTGCTGATAGAGCATATATTAAAAAAAATACATTAACTGGTATAACACTGTATGACAAAGTCTTAGGATGGAATCCTGTTCCGTACGATGTAACAATACGACAACTTAGCTTAAAACAAAACTATATGTCGACTGACTTGAAAGACGCAATTACTTATGGCTAATATACTTTTAAACTACCAATCAGGTAACTTACGCTATGCAGTTGAAGAACTATCAGACCATAACCTTTATTCGTGGAGAGCATTAGGTAACGATTTTTCAAGAAAAACTGCAACTCCTATACATCATAACATAATAGAAAACGTAGACATTTATGAAGTAGAAAGAGGAGACTTAGCAAGGGGAATAAACAACGTCATAAAAGATAAAAATATCGATGTTATATTTCCTTTATATAATGATATGATGTTTCCATACTTGTATAAAAAATTAGGATTTACTGATAAACAATCAGAAATACTTTCTAGTAAAAAAAATTACACAGAAGTAGCACGTTCGGTGGGCATTTCTGTTCCACGGACGTATACCGATATTAAAAAAGCTAGATATCCGCTTATTGCTAAACCTGTAAACGGCACTGGAAGTATAGGTATAAAAGTACTTAACGATTATAGTGAATATTTCTTTTTTGCATCGGGTGAAGATATACAATATAACGATCTAGGTAAACACTACATCTTTCAAGATTTTATAGAAGGCGTAACAGTAAGTAGTGCAGGACGCATCGCAGACGGAGAATTGATAGTCGATTGCACATATAATATAGAAATGAGTGAATTACCTTACAGAGCAGAAACAGGATTTGTATTTGCGCCTAACTTTGATATTGATATTGTTATAAAAGAATTGATGCAAAAATTTGTAGATGCATTAGAGTTAGATACTTGTGCGTGGATGGCTGATTTTATATACAGTGACGGTGAATTCGTGTTAGTTGATTTTAGTCCTAGATTAAGTGTAAGCGCACAGGTTTTAGTAAAATATAGTGCAAATATCAATTATAACGAGCTTGTATTAGATAGTATCCTATACAAAAATAAATCAAAAGTTAATTGTAAAAAATCTGTTGTTTATAGATATTTTGATTTTCCAAAAGGCGAGTACGATGTTGATTTTACTGGAGATAAAGAAACAGCAGTAGAATTAAAACTACCTAGTGAAATATCGTATATGACTAGAATGGATTTATTAATGCCGTTTAAAGGCTATGCTGTTACCACAGCCGACTATCTTACAACAGCAGAAGAAAAATGGCAGTCTGTTGCTCAAAATATTGTACTAAGGAACAAGCATAAAATCTCTTAGTACAATATGTTTAGGCCTAGTTTCCTTTGTTGTTTTATTATCAAGTCTGTTGTAACACACAAACAAAATATTTCTATCAAAATCACTTGTATTAGGGCCGCTAGTATGCCATGTGTTTGCATGCATTAGTACAACATCACCTGCTTTGGCAAGCACTGTATGACGCTTATATTGCGTCTTAGACACCATTTCTTCTGTTATCATACCGTCAGTTTCTGAAGAATCATGATTGATAGTCCAAGCACTTTCGTCTTGTTTTTTTACAAAATTGTTATGGCTTTTTTCTAACAACTGCAATGGACCGTTATTTTCTGTCATATCATCTAACAAAAAAAGTACGCTTATTGCATCAGGAGACTTCATACCATCGTGTGCTTCCCAAAAAGTATAGTCGCTATGCCAAGCAAATTCGCCGCCAGAATGTGCAGACTTGTAATTAAAATGAACTTGGTGTACGTAAATGTCGTTTCCTAAAATCTTTTTTACAGTGTCTATTACAGGATTGTTGTATACAAAATCTCTTACTTTATTACTATACCAGTGAGGAGCAAAAAGACTACGAATAGTACCGTCGTCTTCGTAAGTAAAATTATCGCTTTTAATAGACTTTAATTCAGTTGCTTCTTTTTTTATAATTTTAGGATCAAATACCTGAGTTAAGTGTGTGTAACCTTTAACTTTATAACAGGAGTTCGCCATTATCATACATTTCCTTAACTTGATCAAATTTATAGTTTTCTCTAAAACTAAGCGTTAATATAAATCTATCTTCAAAAGTTGCGTTTGTAACACCATGAATTTCTTGTGTATCAAAGCATATAGGATCTTCATAATTAATTTGCTTGCTTAGATTTGCAGAGGGATAAAATTGTCCGCCGCCATAATTTGAAGAATTATGGTTTAAAGACGATGCTGAAATTCCTTCAGCAGGAGTATAAAGATCAAGGTAACTATTTTTGAAATCTCCTTTTAAAGGAATGTTGATAGTAACATATCTATGATGATCTGTGTGGGGCGGAACTATGCCCATTGCTTTTACTAAATTTAATTCTGTTTTAAAAAATAAATCATCAGGATTTTTAAATTGGGTTGTAATAGGTCTAACAATATCTTTAGGAGGGAATCCCATATAAATTGTAAAACGACCTTGCCCATAGAACTCCCACTGATCATAAGATTTAACAAACTCGATTAACGAGTTACATGATTCTGTTGTTTCTAAGTTTGACAATAAAAAATATTTTTCCATATAGATACTTATCAGATAAATATTATAGAGGAGATACATTATGAAAAAACTTACTGTCACGTTATCAAATAGTACTATTACAAATATCGAAGAGTTTCACAACAGTGTAATAGACACTATTAGTGATGCAGACCTTATTACACTAGGATCAACTATTAAAAGTTTAAGTGAAAACGGCGACATTTGGTTCAAACACTATTATCTAGATAACGATAAATGCCATTTGTTATACATATTTGATTCTGAAGATGCATTAACTAATTTTTCTCCAGCTAAAGCTGTATTAGAATCTCTTGAAATGTTTGATAAATCAGTTGATGAAGATTTAACATTTGAGCAGTTTGCAGATCTTGCAGCACAATACGACGAAACATTTATTCCTAATAACAGAGTAGACTCTTTACTAGGAACAGAGTAATTCTAAAAGTTTTTTACTTTCAATTTCATATACTCCGTTATTTTTATCTTTTAGTCTTTCAAATTCTTTTAAGACTTCGTTTTCAAAAAACGGAGTCTTTTCTAATAGTTCCCAACCTGTGTATTTAGGCCGTGGCACAAAAGTATAATTTTTAGAATATATTAAATGTTTACTAGTTCTTGTGCTTAATTTTCCAGGATGCTTGTTAGCAACTAATTCTTGTACTCTAGGTTCTTTGATAAATGCAACAGTTGTTTCAGGTGTATATCGTAAAAAATCAGGTGTTCCGTCAATACTGTTATCAGTATACCATTTCATATAACTGTTAACGTGTTCTGTTTCTTGATATTTCCAAACACCGTCATAATTTTTAATATAAGGTTCACCATTTGCCATTACAAGTGTTCCTTCTAATTTAGATAGTCCGTACATTATGCTAGGCATTTGGTAAGCATTACAATTTGCTTTTGTTGCAATATCTAAAAGTTTTCCGCTTTTTATAAAATCTTCTATATCTATATCTACTATTATAGGTTTAATATTGTGATCATTGCAATAGCTAAATGCATACTCTGTATCATGTGCATTATATTTTCCGTAACTAATAATTGCTGTATCAAAAGGAATTTTGGCTGTACGGAAAATATTGAGCATAAACTCTCCGTCTAGTCCGCCGCTAAAAAGCAAAACTAATTTTGAATCAGCTTGCTCGTGTATTATATGAGCTGCATTTATTAGTTCTTTATGGTAATCTTCTATAATCTTTTTAGTACATTTTTTAAAATTTATTGACCAATCTTTTCCAGTGCCGGATGTAGTAAAATAATTGTTATATGTCAAAGATACCATTATGCAAGATCCTTCCTAATAAATACTTTATGGAACACTTTACGCCCATTGATTTTGATTTTAATCAAGAAGAACTCTATAAAGACTTAATGCAAATGGAAATCTTTGATAAAAGTTTTCTTGCTACAGTTATTTACAATAATGGCCGCAGTAAGTACGATCAAGATGGTTTCTTTGATAATTACGATGACGTTGTACACTATGACGATAGCGGTAACAAAATCGAAGGCAAATATAATACGTTTGTAACTTACAATTTTACATACTTGCCTGGTGTAGAAGAAACATACGATTCTAGTTTTGTAGATACTCCTGAAGGTAGACGCCCTGTTTGGCATGTATATGATACTGCTTGGAAGTGGAAGGAAACAACACCTAGTAGTATTAAAAAAGTAGTAGAGGCATTGGGGTTATCGTATATTAGTTGTGTTAGACTTGTAGGTCAAACTCCTCCTAGTAAAGGTATTGTGCATGTTGATTCTTCGTTAAGAGATAACATCAAATATTTTAAAAAGGGCGGGGTATCTATAACACTTAATGTAAGCGACGGCAACGGCAATTTACAGTACAGGACTCCTGAGGGATTGCAAACAGTAAACGAAAGCAAATATAAGTGCTGGTATTTTAATGACGCAATGCCACATTGTACTACTGAAATTACTAGTCCTAGAATACAACTGAGAGTGT